TGTAATCGAGCCCGTGCAATACTTAAATTTTTAATGTAGCAAGCAATCATAGGAGCAGACGCCATAGTGTTTTCACTATTCTTGCGTTGTATGTTTGCAACCTGGCGGTTAGTGTCACCGTATCGAACTGGAATCTGTACGAGTTTACCTTTAGCATCTTTATAGCTAAAGCTACTCATTAACCTCATAAATTGTGTTAGGTAGCGTCTTATCTGACCATCATAAAAATGCTGAATTTTAATTCTCCTTATTCGTCGGCCTTGGCCCGCAATACTTTACTTAATGCTTGACGCTGTACTACAACCTTATTAGCGATTGTTGCTGTATTAGTATTATTAATAAAGCTAGTAATTTGTCCTTGACGTGTTTCTGTATTAGGATGCGTTCCTGTTCCGTCGACTGGTTTGTTTGATATATCCATTCGTAGATTGTCTTCATACTTGATCCAGTGTGTGCCGTCATATCTAAACAAACGCATTGGATAATAATCTGTTCTTAAATGGAACTGTCCCTTAGCAGGATTTGCAGGCCAGTTAAGACCAAACGAATACGGAGCACCGTTCGGCGGAGTACCATCCTCGGTCAAATATCCCACATAAAAATCTTTCTCTGGGCTTCGAAGAACAACGCTAGCGTCAATTGCGCCTTCGTGTGTTAGGTCTATGTTAGTATCGCTAACATCTTCAATGTCCAACTTACCTTCGTTGTTTAGTGGAAGAACAAAGAATGGAGTAGTATCATACCCGCTTCTAGGAACATCTGCTTCTGCTTGCGCAAGAACAGCTTCATTTACAGCCAGTTGATTATTCACTGTTGACATTAAATCTCTAATAGTAGTATCAAGTTCTTGACCTGTACTTTCGTTAACAATTTTCTTATCAAGAATTTCGCTGAATTCTTGACTGTCAACCATTGGTACACATTTTAATCGCAATAAGTGCGGGTACCATGTAGGACTAAATCCAGATGCGGCACGAGTAACTTCTTCTATAACATAAAATCTTTTTAGTGCGACCATTGCATCATCTAATGCGTATTCATCTTTTAAATGCGGCAACTCTAGTACATCGCCGGGCATGAGCTTTCTTCCCACCATCTCTACACTTGAACGCAAATGTACATGTAACAGTATAGTATCGTTTTGTAAAAAAATACCAAATTGACTTAGGTTAAACGCAACGTCCTGCATTTGATAAATTGCTCTACAAATGTACACATCTGGAGAATAGTGTCTATCTCTATTTTCCATAAACAGCAAATCCTGAATACCTAATTCTGGTATAGGATTGGTATTATTTGGAAGTGCAGGAGTTGCACTCCCAGATTCTGGGGCAACGGGTCCTAGATATTTGTGTATGTAAATATCAGTTCCACCCACCTGAAATTGTTCGTTGATCACGCGGTCAATAAACTTAAAATCGGCACCTTTTTCTGGCTTGTATAGAGAGAGTCTTGGCATAGTAATGTATTTAACTAAATATAAGCATGAGTGATATTCAAACAGCCCGCAAGGAAATAACTGATTATTGTAAAGCAATGCTAGGCGACGGCATGGTCGAAGTTGAGCTAGATCCTATACATTACAAAACAGCTATTGATCGCGCCCTCGCAAAATACCGTCAACGTAGTAGCAATTCTGTAGAAGAAAGCTATTGTTTTCTTACAACTGATACTGATGTTAACGAATATACGTTAGCACCAGAAGTTACTAGCGTCCGTGAAATCTTTCGCAGAAGCATTGGCTCTAGAACAGGTGGTGGCGATGGCGGAACATTATTTGAACCATTTAATTTAGCATACACAAACACGTATTTGTTAAGCTCTAGCAATATGGGCGGTTTAGCAACTTACGAATTATTTGCAGGCTATCAAAAGCTAGTTGGTAAAATGTTTGGTAGCTATATCATGTTTAATTTTAATTCTACAAGTAAAAAATTAACCATACAGCAACGTCCTAGGGGACAAGAAACATTGCTGTTATGGGTAACAAATAGTCGTCCAGAATTTACACTATTACAGGATAATTTTGCAGGCCTATGGATTAAAGATTATGCTCTTGCACAATGCAAAATTATATTAGGCGAGGCTCGCGAAAAGTTTGCGCAAATTGCTGGTCCACAAGGCGGTACTAGTTTAAATGGCGGCGCTTTAAAAGGTGAAGGTGCGGCCGCAATTGAAAAATTAGAACAGGATATTATGAACTACGTAAGTGGCGAGACGCCGATGTGGTTTGTAAGAGGGTAATATGAAAATACGTGATTTATTTGAAAGAAAGATAGGCAAGATTACTAAGCACGATCAGCAATCTAGCATTGGAATCAATACATACGGCGACATTGAGCATATTAGTGGAGACTATGTTTCATTTAAATTAGGACAAGCTATGGCAATGGCTGACGGTTCAAAGAAGCCGTTAGATGTGGACGCAAAAAGCTGGCACGGTAAAAAGAAAACAGTACAGCCATTTTCGCCTTTAGAACAACAAATGTTTATACAGGCCGCAAATGCAGTAGGCGCAGACTTCCAAGATCTAAACAACGGTGATTTAAAAAGTAAAGAGTTAAATGACACCTACACGCAAAGTCCAGTATCAAACTGGAATCCACGCAATACACCCAAAAAATCCAAATAGCATTGACTTTGTAATCACTTTGTAATACAATAAAGTATCAGTTAGGGGATACTATGATTATAGGTGTGTGCGGTTTTATTGGGTCCGGCAAAGATACTATTGCCGACTATCTAACAAATTTCCACGGTTTTAGACGAGAAAGTTTTGCCAACAGTTTAAAAGATGCTGTTGCCCAAATATTTTGTTGGGATCGCACAATGCTAGAAGGACGTACAAAAACTGCACGTGAGTGGCGCGAACAAGTAGATCCATGGTGGGCAGAACGCTTAAAAATGCCACACCTAACACCGCGGTGGGTTCTACAGCACTGGGGAACCGAAGTGGCCCGTAAATCATTCCACGATGATATCTGGATTGCTAGTTTAGAAAATAAGCTACGCAATAGTAAAGACGACATTGTTATTAGTGACTGTCGATTTCCTAATGAAATTAAATCAATTAAGGCCGCAGGCGGCATTGTTGTACGGGTAATCCGCGGACCAGAACCAGATTGGTACGATGATGCTATTAATGCTAACAAGGGCGACGCTGGCAATTTCTCATGGGCAACTAGCAGGAACAGGCTTGAAAAATTAGGTATTCATGCAAGCGAAACTGCTTGGGTTGGAACTACATTTGATGCAGTCATGGATAATAACACTACCATTGACGATCTATTTGCCCAAGTTAAAAGTCTGGTCGAAGATCGCCCTTCCGCCACGGCAGTTTAAGCATATGAAGTATGCGCTGACAATTGGCGCATACTGTTTTTAGGTTTCCAAATTTACAATTATTTGGATCACCGTCTACGTGATACACGTTAAATTGTTCAGAATACTTTCCTGTAAAAGAACATCGGTCACACGTGTCTTTCTTTTTATAACCAGATAACTGCCATCTTGGTTTACCGGGATGCCTGCCTCTAGAACAATGGTCGCACATAGATCTGTAGAATATCCTACCTTCTTTACGGTAATTGATAGCAACCGGTCTCTCGTTACACTTTTTACATAAACTTCTAATCATACCCGCCCTTTTTATGCCCTTTTCATAGGTATTTAACCTACTGAAATCCGGAACAACCACTAAATACTGATACAACAAAAACCATTGTATGGGAGATGGAAAGAATGGCCACATTAAATTCACCGGGTGTATCAGTAAACATTATTAACGAGAGTTTTTATACCTCAGCGGCGCCGGGTACGGTTCCGTTAATAGTTGTTGCTACAGGCGCCAACAAAGCAAATGCATCTAGCACAGGTACAGCACCTGGAACAACTAGTGCGTATAAGAGTAGGGTATGGACTATCACAAGTCAGCGTGACCTAACCGATACTTTTGGAACACCAACGTTTTATAGAGACGTGAACAACAATCCAGTTCACGGCGGAGAATTAAACGAATACGGATTACAAGCCGCTTACTCATTGTTAGGAGTAAGTTCAAAGGCTTATGTCTTAAGAGCAGACATAGACCTAACACAGTTAGGCCCACAAGCAGATGTTCCAAACGGTCCTCCTGCACCGTCAAGTTATTGGTTTGATACATCAAATACTAAATTTGGTATTTTTGAATGGAACAAGACCACTGGTACATTTACAAACAAAGTTCCAACACTTGTTGACAGCTCTAATGCATCTCTTTATACAACGAACGGCGACGGCGTAACACTTAAATCAAGTTTTGGTGCTACTGGCGCTTACGTTATTACAACAGACAAAGGTAATAATAACAAGACTCATTATAAGAATAGTGATGGAAACTGGGTTGTTGTTGGATCAGCAGGCGAAACAGCTTTTGCCAGTAATGCAAACCAATCTACGTTTGTTTCTACAACTTGGCAAACAAGTTGGCCAGCTACTGCTGGCACAACTGCTAACCCTTCGTTCTCGACTGCGGCTGGTAATCTTACAATTAACTCTAATAATATTGCAGTTACAACAGCCTCAACAGTTGCAACAATCGCACAAAGTATTAATGGTGCTTTAAGAACTAGCGGTGTTGGTGCCAAAGTTAATAGTCAAAATCAATTAGAATTGTATGTTGATTCAAACCCTGGTCAGATCACTTTAACAGGTACTGCGTCTACTTTGGCCGCGGCAGGCCTAGTAGCAGGTACATATTCAATTCCTACATTAACACTAGCTCCGCATACACAGTATCCAGACTATTCAACAAAGCCAACAGGTTCCGTTTATGTTAAGACAACAAGTCCTAATGACGGTGCAAGCTGGTTAGTCAAACAATACAACGCAAGTGCTCAAGCATTTAATCAAGTTTCAGCACCAATTTATGGAACAGCAGAAGAAGCTATCTATGCAATGGACAAGACTGGCGGCACAAAGATTGCTGTTGGTACATTGTTTGTAGAAGCAAACTTTAATCACGGTAACGGTTCAACTAGTAGCGCCTTTTGTAAGTTTGCTGATTTCCGTATTCAAAGACGTGCGGCAGTTAGTCCAACAACTATTAC